CGGACCCCAGACGTTCGTCCTTCGCCTGCCTCGCGGTGACACCATACTGACGTTGGCGGGCTTCCAGCACCGTCGCCGTGACCTCGCGGAGGGTCTCTGCTTTGCCTGGCTGCACCAGCTTGCCGCAGGGGTGGCGGCGGCCCGCCTTGCGCTTACGACCGCGAGCCACGGTTGATCTCCGGGATGAGCGCCGCATAGCCGATCACATCGACCGGGCCGTCGGGGTAGTTGGGATCGTGGGCAAGCCGCGCCAGCTTCAGGTCGATCATGCACAGTGCGACCTGCTGCGCCGTTACCGGCGTTCCCAGCGTGATCGACCAACGCCGGGCGATCGCTTCCATCTGGGTCTTGGGATCACCGTAGGCAGCACCGCGATCTTCCAGCACCTGCGCCACGCGCTTCAGGAAACCGGCCGCGCTCACCGGACACCTCCATGGGTCTCGATAGCCCAGAGCAGGATGGCGATGGCATCAGCCTCGTTGTCGTCAGCGGGCTGGAAGCCCCGTTGGCGAATGGCAGCCAGGACAGCTTCCTTGCCGGCGTTGCCCTTGCCCGTGGCGAAGCGTTTGATGGTGCCGACAGGAACGCCTTGATAGGCGATGCCCTCACGCTCGCACCAAGCGGTCAACGTCGCCAGGAAACCGCCGTAGAGGTGGGCGGCGTCGGTGCCGATATGGCGCCGGACCTCCTCGAAATAAATCGCGGCCAACCCACCGCCGTCGTCGGCCAGTTGTTCGAGCCAGTGCTGGAAGCGCAGGTAGCGCATGCCGCCGCCGTCGTAGCGGCCGGAGCGGAAGCTGGCGGTTCCGCTGTGCACGATCCCGCCCGCCAGGCTCGCCCAGCCCGTGGTGGTGCCGAGATCCAGGGCGAGAATGGCGCTGCCCGCAGATGTCGAGATGACCGGGGCCGGATGGGGCGAGCTCTTGGGGAGGGGTGACGGGCACTGGCTCATGGTGGTGGGTCCTTCTCGTCTGATGTCGGTGAGGGGATGGACGGCACGGCGACCGCGCGCGCGAAGCCCCTGGGGGTGGGAGTGGGAGAACCCGCTCGGCGCGGTTCTCCCCCACCCCCGAAGGGGGTGGCTTTCACCCCCACAACTTCGAGAGCGCATCAACGCATTGAATCGTTGGGAGAAATAGAAGTTGGGACAGCCCATGGCGTGGGTCGCGTTCCCAACTTGAATCTGCGCAAACCTGCGCGGGAGGGCGGGCCGGAGCAAAGGTAGTTGGGACGAGCTTTCCCAACTTGAATGTGCGCGGGACGGCCGGGCGGTGCGCGGTGGCGCGAAAAGCAGCGAAAGTAGTTGGGAAGCTGGCCGCCCGGCTCGCCGCAACTTGCCACAACTTGATTCTGCGTAAGCCCGCGTAATCGGGATGAGCAGGCGCATCACGAGGTCTCCTCCGTCTGATAGACCCAGACCAGGGGGTTCTCGACCGGCAGCGCCGCGCCGCTCTGTGGGCACTTGTAGGTGCTGGGAAGGACCGGGATCCGGACGGGCACGACCTCGCCGGTGTCGGGGTATGCCGTCTCTTCTCCGGTCGGGAACGTCATGCCCTCGACGCAGAGATAGCCGAACTTCGAGCGCGAGGTCGGCAGACCGAACGGCGCGCCATCGCGAACGAACTTGATGAAACCCTTTGTGGCCAGCACGCTGATCCGTTCGCGGATCGTGTCCTTGCCGCCGAGCCCAGCCTGGTTCTCGAAGCTCTCGGCGAATTGCAGCGCGGTGTAGAGCCGGCCGGCCTCGGCCTCATCGAAGAGCAGTTGAAGGATCACGTCGTGTTTGCGTGCGCGCTCGGCGTCGAGCTTCTCGCCGAACTCGCGACGCACGAGCCTTGTCTCCGAGCGGTCGATGGCGATCCAGCGTCCGTCCGCCTTGTCGACGATCATCGGCTCGATGCCGGGGCCGTTGCGGAGCTCAAAATGCAGCATCCGCTCCGGTCGGTCCTCGTCGGGCCGGTGCATGATCACCCCGGAGGTGTAGAAGCTCCGGAGGCTGCCCGCGCCCGAGAGCGCCATGAACGGGTCCTCGACGAGCTGCTTCTTGGTGATCTTGCGGGTGTGATGGCAGAGGATCAGGCCGGCATCCGGGGCTACGGCGTCCCGCAGCGCTTCGACCCGCTCCTGCAGGAAGAAGAGCATCGCGGTGTTGTCGTTCTCCCCGCCGCCGTCCGGACCCCCATCGAAGAGATTGCGGATCGGGTCGATGCAGAGGATATCGGGCGCGCCATGGCCGTAGTGGGCGCGAACCGCGGCGATGGTCAGGCCCACGCCGCCCGCGTCGAGCAACATGCGGACCTTCGGCGTGGCGACGAGATTGTCGCGCGCCGCAGCCAGGAGCGCCGGCTCGATCCGGATGGCCTGGAGACGCTCCCGGAGGTAATGGTACTGGATCTCCGCCTGCAGATAGAAGATCCGCAGCGGCCGGCTTGGCGCAAAGCCAAGGAAGGGCACACCCGCCGCCATGTGGACCAGCAGACTGATCAGGAAGTCGCTCTTGCCGACCTTGGGGGCGCCGCCGAGCACCAGCATCCCGCCGGGCGTCAGCAATCGCGGCGCGATGATGTCGTCGGGCATCGGGCTCACGTCGTCGAGCAGTGCGCCGAGCGTGAAAACCGGCAGCGCGGACATCGACGGAACGGCGATCCGTTCGAGGGCCGGTCCGTGGCGCTCTTCGTGCAGCCGCCAGAGGCGCTGTGCTTCCGAGGCGAGACGTTCGAGCGGCCAGCTGGGTCGGAGCTGGGCGGCGTTGTACTGGCAGATCGCCTCCCACGCGTCGTCGCGGCTCATGCGGCCCTCGTGCGCCATGCGGACGTAGTGGCCGATGGCGGCGCTCGCCCCCTCGAAGCGGGTCCAGTCGTCTTCGCCGCCCTCGCGGACCGGCGTCGTCAGAATCTCCGCGATCGACGGTTTGTCGATCGAAGGTCCTGGCTCGGATCCGACGCCGGCAAGCGGGGGCATGTCGGCGACGAGCTCCGCGAAGTCGCGCAGGTGGACCTCGACCCGCGGGCTGTGGCGGCGGATGTTGACCAGCCGCTTGAACCCGCCCTTGTGATAGACGGAGCCGGCCATGCGGATCGGCTGGTGGGCGGATCGGAAATGGGTATCGCCGCCGACCTTGACCGCGATGTCGCCGCGCAGCCGACAGAGAAGCGCGATGTCCTCACCCTCCGCCGGTTCGCTCAAGCGCCACCAGACATGCAGCTTGTCGAGACCGTCCGGCGTCCGGCCGCCGCTTTCGACGAGCAGGGTGGGCTCGCCGAGATGCCGGATGAGATGATCGAGCTTCGCGGCGATGTCGCCCGCATCAAGATCGACGAGAACCGTCTGCATTTGAAGGACATCGGCGGCCTTGGCCTTGCCGGTCTCGGCGACCGTTCCCGGCACCACATAGAAGGCCGCGCCCTCGCGCGCCGCCCAACCGGCGAAAGAAACCGCCTTCTCCAGCAAACTGTCGTCGATCTCGATCCAGGCGTTGTGGGGTCGTCCGTCGATACCCTGGCCCTTGTCGACGAACCCGCGCAGCGGAACCCAGCCCTCGCAGTAACCGAAGACGACATCGAGAAAGACCGCGATCTGCTCGGGATCCGGCTCGATGTCGAAGGGATCGGTCTGCGGCGCGGCGTCGTTGAAATCACGCCACGCGTCGAGGGAGACAATGTTGTTCTCGCTCATGCCGGCAGCCCCCAGCAGCGCCCGTCCCACGGGCACATGCGGCACTCGTGAAAATCGCGTGTCGTGGCGATCCGCGGCAGCAGCTCCCCAGCATCGGTTGCCTGCAGGATCCGCACACCGCGATCGCTCATCCGTTGAGCGAGGTTCGCGTCGAACGGCACGAGTTCGTGGTGCAGCTCGGCGGTGTCCTTGTTGATGGCGGTGAAGAGCGCGGGATTGTCGGAGATGCCGGGAACCTGCGCTTCCATATAGGCTTGGTAGAGCGCGACCTGCGCCGCGTAGACGGGCTTCGCCACGACCACGCCTTTGGCAACGGTCTCGCGCCAGTTCTTGGCGTTCATCGTCTTGCATTCCCAGAGCGCGGGAACGCCGATGCTCAGCGGCTGGGGAGCGGCGGCGATGATTCCGTCGACATGACCGCGGATGCGGCCGCCAGCGACCGAGAAGCCGAATTGCTCACCGTCCGGACGGTTGCCCTTGCGGGTGTAAAGATCGAACCCGGCACCGCGCAGCCAGCGGATGGCAAGATCTTCGAGTGCGTGCCCGATCTCGAAGATCCGCAGCGTCTTGCCGGAGAAGTCCTGGCCCTCATCCTTGGGCGCGCCCGCGAACTCGAACTGCAGGGCACGCTCGCAGGCATGGCCGAGGCGCGAGCCCCCGAGATAATCGCGGGGCGGCCGCGTGGCCTG